TAATCAAAATTTAGGCTGCCGCGATGTAAATCGCGCCAGCATCCCGATTGTTACTGTCAAGAAGTTAGCAAGAAGGGTGCATTTCATGTGGTCTTGTGTGCGGGCCGGAGAAATAACACAACATGTTGTGGAATCGAAATCCACAACTTAAAAAAACTTAGTGGTATCGTTACGGAAAAACAACATCATCACGGCGTACTACGCACGTCCCAACTCTCCGGCAAACACTAGCCGCCGCAGAATTCGCCATGCGTAAGCCTTCCTTGATCCCAATCCCCATCGCTTGAGCGGCAACGAACACAGCGATTACCGTGTCGCCAGCACCAGTGACATCTATTACTTCAGTAATTGATGATCCACTAACGTCGAAATCTTCTTCGCCCGAATAAAATATCCCCCCGCTTCCAAGGGTTAATAGAATCGCCTCTATCCCGAACTTTTTTCTGAGAGCGGAACACCCTTCTGTCAAGTTCTTGAGGTCGCCACCCGCTTTCGCATATTCTTTCAGGTTCGGCGTGATAGTGAAACATCCCCGGTAAATATTCCAATCATCACTTTTGGGATCGACATAAACCTGAAGCCCCTGGTTGACAGCGATTTGTATAATTTTCTGGGCGGCTCCTCCCAAGTGCTTTCCATAGTCCGATAAAATCACTGGACCCGTATGCTCGCGGAGTGCCTCCACTAGATATTTAAGAAAGTCACCGGCCACGAACGGGCCAACCTTTTCACGGTCAACCCTTAAAATGTGTCGATTATCCGAGATAAATCTTGTTTTCAGGGTTGTGGGGATAGCGTCTTCCATCTGAAGATGGACGCTTGAGACATCCTTTAATTGGTCGGCCAGTATGTCCGCTTCGGCATCCCGCCCCGTAACCCCCATCAAAGCCGTCTTAATTCCCATCGCTTGGCAATTTAACGCAACATTCGCCGCGCCACCAGCCCGATAGTCGGTGGCTCCTTGTAACATAACCGGAACTGGAGCCTCCGGGGATAGGCGATCACACCTCCCAGACACATATTTGTCCAGAATAACGTCGCCCGTCACGAGAACTTTGTCATATATCAAGGTGCACCTCGCCCTAGTATCAATTGTACCATTATGGAGTGTATCCATCCCATTTTTACCTCTTTATTATCAAGTACTTACAGCGTTCACCTATTGACAGGGTTACTCTGCGACATGACCCGAGTCCTGCAACGCCTGTTGCGCGCCAGTCATTGCCGACGCCAATGCGATGTCCAGTTTATCAATTATTTCTATCTGCCATCGCGAAATTGTAGAACTCCCAACGCCATATTTTTTCCCCCACCACTTTGTGGTATGTCGGGGCCGCTCCATCGCCCAACCCCTCACAATGTCAAACGTGAACCACTTATCCCTAGACAAAGATTTACTCACCCACCCGGCAATCTCCTCGCCGCGTTCATATCCACCAGTGAAATAAGTTTGGAGAATGGCGCACTCCAGTGGAGTCAAGACCTTCTGAACAGCCTTCAAGATATAGTTAGCCTCGACAATCTTCTCCCAAGGCGAACACCCAACGCAATACTCTATGCCAGACGTTTTCCGAGCCATCCGATAAATTGACGGTGATTGGCAAATCGGTGTTCGAAGGCGACGGATTGCCCAAGATATGGCTACATGAGCAGATGGGAAATCAGGGTCACCGGCCATGGGCTCTCTCCAACATCTCGATAGCAACCCCACTCTTTATGTGCTTATCCGTGACTCGAATAACGCAGATACCCATAAGAGCGGCCTCATTATATTTCTCGCAATCCGAAATGAATCCCTGCGGTCTGTTGTGCCTACCTCGGACCCACACTCCACCCTCGACCTCACAAGCAACTTTAAGAGAGGGCCAATAAAAATCAAACTTCCACCTGCGAGTGGGGTGAAACCTATACTCCCTCTCCGGGACATTCATCCCTACCGCCTTGATTTGCATGAGCATTTCTTCCTCTAGAGTACTTGAAGACACGCTGTTACTCCTCTTTGCACATAACAAAAAAAATCCCCGCCGAAGCGAGGATGGAGAGGAATGAGGTAAAGCCGGGGCTATTTATCATGGCCCTTCTTCTTTATCCAAATTTCAACACTGTCGAGAGGCCCAAAGTACTCGCGCACTACGGTACACAAAGCGACAGCATCAGGCATATTTTTTTTCATCCAGTCCCACTGGCCGCGTTTCGACCCAAACTTTTTTTGCCAATGGGTCGGGGCAGTTTTTTCTTCTGGATAATAACCAAGAATCGAAACCTCTTCTGTTAATTCACGCACCCAATATTTTCCCCATACCAGTTGTCCTCAAATGGTCCCGACAGCGTTCTCCCCAATCTTCCATCGGCTCATCATCCTTTCTGGATAACCCCATAGACGCTAGTGTATCCGCAAGCAACCGAAGATGCACCTTATTATACTTTCGCGTCCAATGCCAAGCGCAAACCATGCCGTTGTCCTCAACGTAATGCGTTCCATCCTTCTCGCAACTGATGCACTTCTGAACCGGGCCAGATTCAACCGGGTCTTTGACAACACGAGCCTCATCCTTCCACCTCTCTCCGTTAAGCCATGTAGTGGGGTTTGGCCGAGATGGGAGAAAAACACCATTTTGCTTTCTAGTTCGCTCGTCCGGGTAAAGTTCAACCATCTTTCGACGATACGCCTCTTGCTTGGCAAACTCCTCCTTTATTACGCCAAAAAGCGTAAGCCACTCTTCCTCACGCACCTTCTTGAATGGCTTCTTGAAGGCATCCCGTGCCGTCCCGTGACCAACCTTGGCCCCGACACCCTTGGGCAACAAAGACCAAAAAGACTCAAACATCGTTGTCAATTTAGTATCTTGTTTTTCTGTCAACTTCTTCATTCCGATTCTCCATAACCATACTAATGCCGAAAAATTGATCCGGGGTCAAGTTCTTTGGGATCGTGAGCCTTTTGCAGGGAGACTTGACCAACTCTTGTCTGCGGAGGTTAGCGTCAGGTTCGGGCGATGTAGGGTTTATCGTTCCCTACATATGCGGACCTCCGATAGGGACCATTCTTACAAACTCCCACGAGAAAAGTCAATACCCAAAAACCCCAGTGTTTATGCGGCCTCAGAGGGAGACTTATTCTCCATGATATTCTTCTTGACAATATCTTGACAAAAGTTTAGAGTTCGCTGGATGAAAATTAGTAAGGAGGTGTTCCACCCGAGCCTCACGGGCCAACGCTTTTATCGTACATTTTTTCGTTGCGCCCAGACATCGGTAGTGGGTCGCGCTGTCGGGCGCGAAGGCGCGGGAGCCTCCTCCGAGTTTATCCCAAGCCAAAAACCCGGACAGTCGGGGAAGCCACCGGGCCCGGAAGAGCCCGGTGGCCCTTTGATCACAACGAGGAATAGATATGCCCAATCCCAAGATGTTCGTAAAAGATGGATGGCAAGGAATTTGGAGGCCAGAAAGGAAGATGCTCGACATCTATCGTTTGGAAGATGACCGCGCTGACCTAAAAGACGAGTTGTCGATAAAGGTTAAGTCTGAAAAGCGGGCCAAAGAATACTTCGATGCGCTACAAGAATAAAAAGTATCTTGCGTGGTTGGCGCAAAACGAACACGAGTGCGTTATGTGCGGACATGAAGGATGGGACGATAACCAAATCATTCCACACCACGCAATTTCCATACCCGGATTAGCCCTTGGCGGTACAGGAATGAAAGCGTCCGACACCTTGGCGATGCCAATGCATGTCAAGTGCCACATCGAATTTCATGCAGAGTTTCACAAACACAAAGAGGAGCAACCAATTTGGCTGATGAAATCACAGGAGAGAATTTTGCGATTGATATGCAACCAGACCCGCACCTTCTCTTGGACCGTAAATGGATAGCACTGATTATCCTAGAGAATTGCGAAGAGATTGTTGATCTCATGCGACCATTGCTAAAAAAGAGTCTTGGGGTCCAGCCATTGACAGAACAGGAACACGCGCTGATATCTTTCTTCGAGGAAGAGGCGCGCTTCGGGATTTATACTGAGGATCAAAAGGAGGCGGGCGCAGGACCGGGTCGCAACACATGACTGCTCGTCACCCTCGTGTTGGGTGGACCGCTTCTTACATACTACTTCGGAGGAAAAATACCAATGAGTAATATTGTAAGTGATGATCAGGTTAGCAAAGCGTTGGATTTTCTTTCTACCACCGATAGAGATTGCGCTGTCAAGAAAGCCCTGATGAAAGGGTTAGAACATCAGCGTCACACACAGAAGTCTCTCGCGATGCTTGACGCCGAAACCAAGAGCATTCATTCGGGGGAGAAATTATCTGTCTCGAAAAAAGAAACGCTCGCTTTTACGTCGGATCGATACGTTGAGTTCTTACAGAAATATGAAACTTCTGTTGTCGAGTATGAAACGATCAACAACCAACGCCACTACCAGATTGGGCTAATTGAAGTGTGGCGATCTGAACAAGCAAACCGAAGAAAGGGAAACATATGACAAATGAAAAGAGTGGACTGATTTCAAAACAAATAGGCGAGTGGGTCAAACAGCCGGGAGAAGAAATGATTACGGGAGATAGGATGAGCGAGTTTTTTAAAGCGAATGACGAAGAAGAGGAGGTTGAAGTCTCCAAAGGTTTTTTTTTCATCTCCCCAAATCGGTCAAATCTCTTTATGGCTTTGTCAAAAGCGCAGGGCGAGATCGATGCGGCGATGAAGACAAATGAAAATAGTTACTTCACTTCAAAATATGCGGACATCCACGACATTGGTCAGGCCGTGAAAGGGCCGTTAGCAAAAAATGACTTATTTTATTCGCAACTCTGGATGAAGGGTGCCAGCCCTAAAGAAGTTCTCATAGTGACGCTTGTTGGGCACAAGTCTGGCGAGTACCTGCAAACCGAATCAAGTATGCAGTGTAAGGAATACGATAACCCACAAAAAATGGGAAGCATTATTTCTTATGCAAAACGGTATGCCTTATCCGGAATTCTGGGCGTTACTTCCACAGAAAAAAGACTAGACGACGACGCCAACGTGGTGACGATGACCGAGGTGTCCGATCCGAAGACGCTTTTGAAATTGAAAGGGGCGGCTTCGTCAGGTGCTAAGTCTCTAACGTCTGCTTGGAAGAACCTCAGAGTAGAGGATCGAAAAAAGATATCGCCAGCGGACATATCTTCCCTAAAATCAGAGGCTAAGAAAAATGAACCTTCAACAACAAAGCCCCCAGTGGTTCGCGGCGAGGGAGTCCAGACTGACGGCTAGTGATTTTGGTTCAGCCGCCGGGGTTAAAGGAGCCTACAAGACGCGAAAAAAATTATGGGAACTAAAAACAGGGCGAGACTGGGTTGAGAAAAATGACTTCATGCAATATGGGTTGGATACGGAACCCATTGCGAGGGCTACGTTTGAGGTTATTACAGGCGACATCGTGCGCGATAGCGATCTTGTTATCCATCCTGATTTTGATTTTCTGGCTTGTTCACCTGATGGGCTTATTGGTTCTGGGAGTGTTTTGGAGATTAAGTGCCCGACTAGAGCCGTACACAGTAGCATCAGTGAACAATTTCTTGGACAAATCTTTGGGCAACTTGCCTGTACTGGACGAGAGACTGCCTTATTTTTTTCGTACCACCCACGAGGACAACGATTATGGCAAGTAAAGTGGTCCGAAGAATACTGGAATTGGCTGTTCCCACTATTGGAGGATTTTTGGAATCATGTTATCGAGGATGAATGCCCCCAAAGAAGAAAGCGTGAATCATTCACTGGAGAGTTGGAAATCAGCGAACTGCCGATCATGCGTTAACTATTCGGCAATGATTACGCCAAGCGGCCCCTCGCCGTTCAAGCACGAAGAGGACGTAGATACGCCGCCGCACACAGTAAAATACTACACCAAGCAAGGATTTTGCTGGCATCACAAAGACGATCTTTTTGTCACCCGCGCCTGTGGCGCATTTCAGAGGAAATAAAATGGCTTACGAACACAATCCCGGAAACGGATCTCTCTTCAAAAACAAAAGCATGAAGACCGACAAGTCACCAGCGTATACGGGTGGGGGTAAAATAATTATTCCTCCCATGCCCAATGGCGGGGAGTTCATAGTTGATATTGCTGGATGGATCAAAGATGGTGCCAACGGTAAATATATTTCCCTCTCCTTAAAGGAAGATAAATACTCACCGCAAACCGCCGAGTATGTACCCGGATCAGACACCCAAGAGATGGATGACGATCTCCCATTTTGAATGCCCTCCTTCTAAGTAGAGCGGATACCCTCCAGTACTTGGGGGTTAGTCGCCACCTTTTTAATCTTGAGATTCGACCATTCGTTCAAGAGGTTAGATTAGGCAGAAGGATATTTTTTAGGCGGGCAGAAATCAATAAGTTCGTGGAGGAGTTTTACACAGAGAGTGCAGTACAGGCGGGGGGATCAAATGGGATTATCTAAACGAGGCCAAATTTGGCATATGTATAAGATGGTCAAGGTTGGCGGGAACAAGGTTGAGATTCGAGAAAGTTCTGGGAAGTCAGTGAAGAGAGATGCTCAAGAAATCTTGGATCGAAGGGTTAGGGAGGTCACGGATGAGATTCTTTACGGCAAGAAACATGGGTGGACCGTTGCTGACGGGTGCCGCATGTATTTGTCTGAGAGGAAGCCCCATCAAATTAAAGATGCCTTGTATCACACAGATATTCTATGCAGATATTGCGCCGACACTCTCATGTCTAAAGTAAGTCGGTACCACTCCACGGTGGCAAAGATGATTGAGGGCAGATTGAACGAGGGCGTGGCAAACTCGACAATCAACCACCATCTAAAGGTTCTTCAGAAGATATTGAATGATGCATCCAAGATTTGGAAAGACGAAGATGGGAATGCTTACTTGGACGCAACTCCAGTTATTAGGCTTTTGCCTGTGGATGCAACTGAGGGCCACCCCCTGGCGTTGCTGCAAGAGAACAAATTATTCAACCTTCTTCCAGAGTACTTGAGGGATGCTGGCAAGTTCGTTATGAATACTGGGCTGCGTAATTCAGCGGCGGCTAGGTTGAGGTGGGAATGGGAAGTCGCCATTCCCGAATTAGGAATAACTGTGTTTGATATCCCTCTGAAATTCAAAGGGGAGCGGGTAGTGGGGATCAAGAATGGTCGCCCTCATCGTGTGGTATTAAACTCTGAAGCAAGGGAGGTTGTTGAGCGGCGCAGAGGCATCCATCCAGAATTCGTACTCACTAAACCCCGCAATCAGGGAGAGGTTCCTTTCGACTCTTGCAGGGGTCTTTACACCACCAGTTGGAAAGAGGCGGTGAAGAAGGCTGGCCTGAGAGACTGTCGCGGGCAAGGAAATCATTTCAGGATCCACGATTTGAAACACACATTCGGTTCGCGTCTGAGAGCGATGGATGTTCGGCTGGAGGATCGAAAGGATTTGCTAGGTCACACCAACGGCGACATCACCACTCATTACTCGGCGGCGGAGACAGAATCTCTGCTAAATCATGCTGAGAAAGTTGTTTTGTGGAAAAACAAAAAACCATTAATGGCGGCGGTCAGTTCCGTCACACAAAGAACCATAGGGGAAACGATATGAATGGGGTTACTATCACACATACGATATGTGAACGACAATATTGGGAGAGGAGGCGGTCGCCTAACGCAGGAAGTTTTTACTTCGCAGTTGGCTTCTTGCGTCGCCTTCTCTCCCTTTCGATAGGATATAACAAATCTTGTGGAGTTTGCGGGAGAAGCAAGCACGGCTCACATTTTAAGTGGAAGAGTGGCGCACCCGGTCAGAGGCCCACATGTAATGATTGCGTTGAGAAATTAAAAAAGGGAGAGCAAAAAATGATGCAGGACACCTCTATAGATGCTTACCATAGCGTGGACCATAAAAGTTTGGAGAAAAAGGTATTGTCGCACCTTGCCTTATATGCGGATGGGGCAACTTGTGACGAGTTGGAAATAGCAATGAACGGGCGTCACCAATCTATATCGGCAACCCTGACACATGCAAAGAAGAAGAGGTTTATTGTCGATAGCGGCGAGAGGCGACCCACTCGCTCTGGGAGACAGGCCATAGTCTGGGAACTTAATAACAACAAAGGTGATGCGAATGAAATTTAGAAAGCACTTCCAGCGAGACTTATCGATGGCAATAGCGTTCTTGAAAGATGAAGAAACTCTTCAGTCCCAAGCGGACTCTAATGGGATTACGAGAGAGAGGGTGAGGCAGGTCGTGAATCGAATGCTGAGAATGGCTGGAATGCCTAAGTCAGCGGGGGATAAAACATACAAACTCCGTAACCTCAAAGGCGACCCAGAAGCAATTGCCTCTATCCGGTCTTTGATCCCGTTATAATATCCCATTCAATGTCAGTAGTGTGGTCGGAGTCTCGACTGACTTCGACCTCCTGCTTGATTTCCTTCGGCATCATAGCCAACGCCGCTCGAACATATGTAGAAACATCTTTCTCTCGGCACATTTCAATCGCCTCTTGACCATGCACCAGCCAATCAGCAAGAAATGCGTCAACGAATGCTGAACTCATCTTGTCTCTTGATCCGACAGGTCTTCCCTTCCGATTAATTCTTGGGTCATTTTTTAGGAATGGGCGACCCGGACCCTTCTTCATTGAGAAATCGTTAATCATCTTAAATCCTCTGGGAGATGCTCCATGATTTCAGTTCTGAACTGAAAGGTTTCTGGAGATGAATCGCTAAATGTCCCGCTTTCAGACAATTTCTTGAAGCATACGGCCAATTTTCCTTTCAACGTCTTTACTGACATCAGATGTTGTTGGAACTGCCCCGTTGTCATTGTCTTAATTGGCGCAACCTTCATGTCATCTCCCGTTTCCACACTTAAATTGTTTTCATAAAATTCAGAACTCATCTTCATCTATCTCGAATTTCTATCTTGTCGAGGAAGTCGGGAAGTTCCATCTTCTCATACTTCCTACACAAGTACTTCGTAGAAAGTTCCATCATATCGTAATCACCATCATCAACATCGTGCAACACGATTAATCCACGCCATGTCTCCCGCGCTTGGGGTCCGAGGTAATTTTCTGTATGCAGATAATATGATCCTGCCACCAAGGCGCGTTGAACTTGCCCGTTGGGCAATGCTCTCGCGCTAACTTCTTTACCTTGGCGATGTCCCTGACATAGGCTCAATCCAACTCTGGCTAATAAACTCTGCGCGGTCCCCCCATACGCTCTACCTGTGAAAGGCTGGTAAAAGGCATGAGTAAACCAAACGTTATTCAAACTGAAAACTTCCCGGTAAGGGTGTGCGATCCATCCCTCTACATCTAGATGGTCCAGACCCAGAAGGTTTTCCAGAACGGGATTGTCGTTCACATACCGAACAAGTCGCTCTTCATGGTTGCCAAAAATATAATGGAATTCAGGCAACTTCTTGATTCCTTTAAGGCTCTTCCAGAATAACCGCATAGCCTGGTTTCCCGCTGCTATGTCGTTAATTACCCTCTTGCCTTCAACTTCTTTGCGAGAAGAGTACGAACTCAAGGAGGGAAAGTCCCAATGGTCACCAAGGTGTACAACATGCGTAGGCTTGTAATCTTTGATGGCCCTCGCGGCCCACCTCATATGATCAATCGGAACTTCGGGTTTTACTTGCGTATCCGGTATTACCAGAATTCTCACTAATCTCTCCCCCACATGGGATTTTCTTGAGAAGCGTTGTAATAGACATAATCATCCCCCTAGGAATCCGATTTAGACCTGACCAGCATCCGGTATCGGGTAAGTGACTATTCGCCAGAACGACGAAGTCATGTTTGAATTTCGGTTTCTCAACCAAGTAACCAATCGTGTGAATAACCCACGCGGGCTTCTTCACATAGATTTGCCAGCCACCCTCCTCTTCGGCGTCAACCCATGACACCATTACAAGATCGTGGCGGCACGCCTTCATTTCTTTCGCTTCTTAGCCTTCTCCAGCGGGCCGGGTAACAACCATCCTAAAATCATGGGAATTACGATTATTAAAATAAGTAACCAGCCTCCCATGCTTACGAGATCCCCTAAGAGGGTCCAGAAATTATCGGGCGCACAATTAGACGCTGTAGTCATGTTCTCTCCTTTCGATGGGGCCATCAAGTCTACACCGGCACTCATTACAGAGGCAGTCAGACCCCCAGCGACCGCCGGCACAAGGGCACCCGAACTCAATGCAGATGCCGCACCGGCAGCCACCGTCGTAGCCCCCCCTATGAGAGCCGCCTTTTTCCAGATTTGGCACCCCGCCAGACACGCGCTAAGTCCTATAATTATCAGTAAACGCAGTGAAATAATCTTTATCTGTGATCTCGACATTTTTATCGCTTGCCTCTCCGTATCTCCACGCGTTCAAGAATGCTCTCCAATCCCCTTCCGCTTGTTTCCAAACAAGTAGCAATAATTTTTTGCCAACCTGTCGGTAAAGTTTCCTATTAGAGGGGCTGGTCAAATCCCCCGCTCCCCCATAATCATATCGCTCTTTATACCCTTCCATATCTGGCTCTTTCCCAAACTTTAGAAACAGTCTTCCCTGCTCTATGAATCTATCAACATACTTTGCCTCTTCTTCGGTTAGGGTTAACTGGTCCTTCGCGGAGTCCATTAATCCCTTAGTGATCTGCAAGGGGCCATACGCGCTTGACCCATCCTTGGGGGCGAAGGAAGTGCGAACAAATGGCTTCAATCTATTTAATCCTCGAAACTCTGCTTTGAATATCCCCTTGTACAGATTATCCGCAAGGCGGCTATCTTCCCCGCTCTCCTTAACCATAGATTGCAGAGACGTAACGTCATCGTTATCTTCAATTTCTGTTGAAGCGCCAGCATTACTTATGAAGGAAAACTTCGACTCCTCCTTCTTTTGGGTGGGTTTATCACCCCATAGGTCATACATTCTCTTGGCGACTCCATTCTTTAATATAATGAGTCGATCAAGTTCTTCGCGCCTCTCCAACGGACTAAGTTCAGAGTTACCAATAACCTTCATTTGCTTATTTATTTTTCCGATATACGTCGAAGCGTTGTTATAAACCTTGTGCCACTGAAGCAGTTCGCCCTTCTCCGCAAGCAGAGATCTTTCCTCCTCCACCAGTCCCTCTCGCCTATAATGATTGTAATCAGCCTTGGCGTTATTAACCTTCTTCAACTGTTCATACAGGAACGTCATGGGGAGGGTGTTGCGTAATGGGCTTTGTGTTATGTACCCCCCAACAGGAATCACTCCGTACATCTGGTCTAATCTCTTACCCTCCAACTCCTTAAAGGACTCAATTGGGCTATACACCGTTTCCACCGCTCCGGGTATAACAGAGCCTAGCCAACCAAAGTATCCCTTTATCAAGTGATCAGCCTGAACGGGAGATAAAAAATTATCACCGGGCAACTTATCAATTAGTTCTGAAGTAAACACCGCAACATCGGAGGTGTATTTGTACTTCATATTCGTTTTAGAAATGTTACTGATCCGCCAGCCCAGAGATTCAATCGGTCGGTCCCTAAAACTATCTTTATTCGTGGCTACTTCCAATGCTGGCTTAAACGCTTGGAAACGCCAATCGAATGCCAACTGATCATGCAAGATAGACAGGACTCGTTCTCTCACAAAATTTGGATTAGGGCTTTCGTTAATAAAATTTCTGGTAAGAGTTTGGGCTACTGAGGCTATTGCCCCAATCTCGAAAGGCTTTGGAATTAAGAACCAACCATCAGAAAATGGAATTCTAACCGGCCAGTATGTTTCTTTTTTCCAATTCTCCATGACCTGATATTCTTCATCGTCCTCCATTCCCAATTCATAAAGGACGCTTGCAAGGGCGATGGTTCCGACAACCCCGAACAGTCTATTTCTCAATGTTTTGTCCCTAGCCGTTCGCCCCAACTTGTCCAAGCCTTGTACGCGGGCATTGAGGAATGAAATACCACTTATAAAATACTGAGTCGCTACCCACCCACCATGTGAGGAAAAATTTAAAAGATCACGGGCCTCAAACTGCGCTTGCATGTTCCCGACCTCTCCTACACGGTTCATGTAGAGAGCGACGCGGTTAGCATTCTCCAGTCTATTTCCGAAATCCTGGTAAGCGTCCCACCCTTTCGCTAAGAAAGCAGCGCCCTTTTTCCCCGTGTCGAGTACACGCTCCTCCACTTCTTTCTCGGAAGAAGGCCATCCTCGCTGAACCTGCTTTCGACTAAGTTTAACGGTGCGCCTAAGAGCGGAAGGGTCGTCATGCAGGTAGCCCATTACAAAGGCTCCGCCACCAGCAATCATATTTTGATAAACGATACTGTCTTTTTTGGTATTCGCCATTCCCTTAGCAACGTTCCCAAACACGTTATAGGACATCTCACCAACAGCGATGGAATGCAAGGCGTCGCGAATAAGGTTTCTACTCTTGAATGCCGGACTAGCCGTGACGCCGTAAGTGAACACTCTCTTAAACTTAGATAATGTATTCACACCCGGCAACTGCCCCGCGCTCCAATTCATTGCGAGAAGGGACTTAAGAACCATTTGGTCATTAACTTCGTACCAAACTTTTTTCCCACCTTTCAAAACATAAATATAGTTATCATACTTGTCAGACTTTGCTTTCCGTTTTCCAAATTCAATCTTTGGGACTTCCTTATCTGGAACTAGATTAGCCGCCCCATGAATGACTGCCGCATCTACAGCGGCCACACCCGCTCTATTCTTCATAGAAGCGTTGAGGAGGGCCGCCCAATTCATCATTAGGTTCTCAAGAACATCATTTGTTTGTACTTCGCTACCCTTTAACCTATGGTGTGCAATAAATGCACTAAAATTTACAAAGTCTCCATTCATCGCGGGGCCGCGAACTTTTGTTCGACTACCCTCTTCGAACTCCCGATAGAATGGCAGATAGAAATCAGTTAACAAAGCGTTTGCATCCTCTTGGCTAATAGAACCAGACGAAACCGATAACTGAACAATGTCCTTTTGGAACTTTCCCAACGCCTTCATTTTCTGGGCGTATAAAAGAGTGCGGCTCTTCCCTGTTACGGTTTTCCCTTTGCCGAGATTCTTGAGATTAGTGATGTCATCTTTTGTAAAGTGATGCTCCCTCCCTTCATTCATTAATTGACCCGCTCTATGTCCCACAATCCAAGAAAGGAATCTATCAACCTCGCCCTCAAGGGATTCAAGCACGTCTAACAGACCTTCGCTTCCAGGCTGGAGAAGATACCCATCAAACTTGCCGTCACGCGTGGTCTCCATAGGCCGTCCGAAGTTGAGAACCGCATGTAACAATCCATGAGCATTGTCCGAAAGATGCATCATCTGCCACGCAGTATTTCCCTCTTCTCCCAACAACGCTTTAATACCTCGGTATCGATCAACCGCGCCTTGAGTCGCCCATAAAGCCCATCTTCCTCTGGCTTGCTCAATGTGCCTCGATAATGCCCAGCGTTTTGTTCTGCCGTTAGTCTCATTGATCAATGCCAGTTGACGAGGATTAACGTCATTAGTGGACTGATCTGGGAGGGCAAACATAACTCTCTTGCCGCTAACTACCGGGGTAACCCGTTCCTTTAAGAACCCGGAATCAACCGCAACCCCTTCAGACTCAACAATAATTCGATAGGTCTTTCTTCGGTCGATGAAGATGCGCTTAATGTACGAGGTGTAGTTATCAATGCCGCGCCCAGCATCTAATCCAGTTATGTGCGCTGGCTTATGGCCTATACGGTGATTGATGTAGAACGACAGGGCGCTCTCCTTCGCTAACGAACCTTGACTGGCAAGCCTTATTGCCTTATCGAGATCTGATGGAAGAACCTGGCTCCTCTGGTCACCCATGTTGGAGAAATCCACCACCGGACCAAGCATTGATAATTTCGAACTCTCAATGGGAGTGAACCCAAACCGAATTGTCAGCATCGTATCTGAGTCTGCATTTACGAGATGCACGAAGCGTTCTGATGTTGCTCCATCCGTGCTGAAGTTAACCAACAGGCGGGAACTTTTAGGCAACTGATTAACTCGATCCTGTATATGAGAAAGCGCCTTATCTAATTTGACCTTGGCCTTCTTGTTCTCATGGGGCTGCGCTCGATTAGATGAGAATGCCTTATTCTTATGGAGTCCAGATAATCTCTTAATTAATATTTTCGGTCGCAAGAAGACATCATCCCTGCCCCGAAGAAGGTTGAGTAAGATGGCCGCCTCTTGTTCATCCAAAGTATCCAAACGCGGGTCGGCTTGAGTCAGGGAGAAAGCGACCCCGCTGTCAATAACAGTCTTGGGGTTAAGGCGTCCTTTATATGCTTGTCGCAAAGCGCCCTTGCTTACCCCAAGCAAATCATTCGAGGTTAAGACTATTCCCTTAAAGTACTGTGCAAGAAAGACTCGAATCTTTGCATATATCTCCCGCACAATCCCGATTTCTTGCGTGCTTGGATCGGTAACAATTTTGGCGATTACCTCTTCAATAAACTGCTCTTCATATTGAATATTAGGTGTCCCGTCCTTGTTATCCTTATCTAAGAAACTATAGGAAACACCAATGTCATCGAAGTACGGCTTGAGAGCCTTATCCCCACGTCGGGACATGAGTTGGCTAATGAGCGCGCCATAGGCTTTCGCCCCGAGCATTCTTTTGAGTCCGAAATGGACACCAACCTCATGCAACAGCGCCTCCCGACTCTCCCCTTCCGCTATATTTTCAGAAATTAAATAGGAGATTCCAGTTTCTTTATCGTACATCCCCGGCGGCGCAAAAATAGCAAAGGCAACATCTTGGTGCAGTTCTTCCGGGAGTTCAGAGACATTAGACAGAATCTTTAAGATCCCTTGAGCCTCTAGACTCTCAATATTTTTTGATCCAAAGGCCGCGCCTAGTTCGAGTCTGGTTCGATCAACAAAAAACCCGCCTTTGGCGGGTTCTTCTGGTTGGTAAACGACCTTTGATTGGTCGCCGAGAAGGTATGCTACTCGATCAGTTTTGTCAGTTCTTCTGGAGTCGCGTCCAGGATCAGCCTCTGATTGTGCGCTACGTCCTTCTCCATCCTGTCTTCGAGTTCCTCGGAGTACATGGTCGAATCCCAAGTCTGGACGTTTTGTGGCGAGGAGTCTTCTCGCGGCTTGTTCATAATCTGTTGCCTCTGATTTTGTATTGTCTGCGCCAAGAATAGCGAATAAATCTTTTTCATGGTACCAAATCAACGCTTGCAGGTCGGCTGTCGTTGCGTTTATTCCGTCTTGAGATAAAGCATCCTTAACCTGCGCCATGACTCCGCGCATAAACTTACGCTCTGCACCGCCTCTAGGCGCATCTTGTAAATTATTATGAACCTCATGCAATCTTTTAATTAAGTGCTTGTCATCAGTAGTCTTTGCAAACGAAGAGCGCGACCACTCGCCCGTAAATTCTGCCGCCCATTGAAGTCTCAATTCTTCGTTAGCGATTAGTTCCCGCCGATTGTATCCCATCAAAAGGGGCTTAACTCGTTGAGCGTCCTTTAACATCAACATCACGTTATTTTGCGTGTTGATCAATTGGGCGACATTTGATGACCTCAATAAATTACCAGTGATTCGGTTCCACGTTCTAGAGAACCAAAGGTCTGCTGTTAGTGACTCATAATGCCCATTCAAGTTGCCAAAGAAACTTCCGATTTTAGGACCAAGCACAAGAGCGCCGCGCCCCTTGTGTTCCTTGAGTTCCCCGCTGACTTTATAACCCCTCTCCGCAAGTTCCCTGACGGTGTACTCCCTTTCAAGGAAATCACTTAGAGCAGACAGTCCCTTTTCATCCACAAGTTTGGCAAGCAACTCATGGTTCAACTTCATTGCTTTAGTTGCTTTGCCTTTACCAAAGACTCTAATCCGTGGCTGATTAGTGCCCTCGGTATTGCGATAATGCTCATACTGCTCAACCGCGTACTGAAGGTTTTGATCAACGTCTGTGCTTTGAGATGTGATCGCAAGGAACGCCTTCATCATCATCGCGGAATGCTTATCGGTCAGCAACTCTGGATAGATAACGCCAAAAACCTCCATCATGTTCTGGACTTTCTCTTCATACCAGCCGATGGCATTAGTCTTCTTCGACAACTGATAACGAATCTCAGCGAGCAAAACCTGTGCGATCTGGTCCCCAGCCTGTTCCGAATGATCATGCGGGGCAATACGACCTTGCTCTCTAGTTCTTTCCTGCAACCAAAGAGCAACATCGCGATTCCTGATCGCGCCATTGATTCCAGTTCCCTCAATCACCTCGCCTTGCTCTGCCGAAAACAACCCAACAGTGCTTACTAGGCTCGATCTATTCGAGGGTAACTCATCAGAAGGCATTAGCGGGAAAGACGCAACAATGGAGTTGCCCTCTATCCGCACACCAGTCTTGCTTGGCGTAAAGAACTTACTAACCGCCGCCCTGTATAGATTCTTCTGAGCGTCACTTAACTCTTCAAGTTGCGGATTGACCGGACCGAAGGGGCTGGTATTAGTACCTTTGCTCTTGGGGAGTCGGAATTTTACATTTTGAGCGCCTTCAGCCAACCCCTGAACAACAGGGCGAACTTTGGACTCGATCCATTTCTCTAACTTCTCAGCAGAGAGGGCAAACAGCAGTCGTTGACCGCCATCCCCTACTCGCCCATAAATGGTATTTTCGGCAGAATCAACATACTCCTGAGAAACCCGTAAGTTGCCATCCTCCTCCGCAAGCCCTTCGGGCATTGCAAGTTCTGGATTGGCTAAAAGAGTTTCTTGAATTTCAATAAGCCGATCAGAATCTGCGGCGAGTTCAAGAGCGAACGCTGGATCTTCCCGCATCGCTTGATTGGTGCTTTCAATTAACTCAACGGCAACTACCTTTTGCTCTTGGGCAATCTGTTCATCTATTTGCTGCTCTTGAGTCTGCTCGTCTCCCCTCGTCGCCTCTTCAAGTGTAGCGCCGTACTCTTGAGCGAGTTCAAGGTAGGCGTCGTGTCTGTTATCAATGTATTCGAGTAGATCTGAGAATCCGGCTTCGCGAATTTGATCCCTGAGACTTTCTCCATATGGGTCGCTAACCCAGTCTTGAGTGATTGTTTCTCGGCTGGCGGCGAAGAATTCTGTTTGGAAGCCATATGTTTTCCCAAGTTGTGCTTGCAGTCTGCCCAGTCTACGGGCTAATTGACTTTTGTTTAATGAGTCATTATGAATGGTGTATTCAAGATCACCAATTCGTACCAGTTCGGACCCCTCACCAACGATGCGCTTAACTTCTCGAAATAACTTTCCGAATTGAGACTCGTTAAGGTTCTTTGTTGACTTGAGGTATCCGCCAAGAGAGGTTGTGTCTGCTTCAATATCCAGTGACGAACTAGGGCGGAATGTGGTGACCGAATCCTGACGGTATATAAGCATTGCAGCAAGAGCATATACCTTTGCTACCAAGTCAGAATCTGAAGATGGGGACAGTGCAAGTATGTTGGCGGGAGTAATAACCTCGCCCTCAGCCCTCTTTCCAGAGACGCCCTGCTTTACGAATACCTTTGCGATCTCTCCAAGAAGGCCATCTCTGTTGCCAGTGCTGATAATATTAGAAGCGGCAGCGTGAAACTTCTTTAAGAGAGATCCCTTTAACTTAGCGACACGGGACATGCCAGGAGAAGTCGCGCTTGGTCTAGTCCCAGAAACCACATGGCGACGCGGAGCGGGCCTTGACGTATCCTTACTTTTTACGGCTAATTTAGATTCTTCACGGAGCCTCTGCACAGAACGTTTAAGCAGCGCCAACTCACGCTTCTTCCATTTGCCGGTTGTTGTTGTTTTTGCAAGGTAGCGGTCAAGACCCGCTGCGTCTATCTCAACTTTGCCATCCTTGCGGGTGACAAATTTTTCCTCTATAACTTTTAAGTTATCAGCAACACGGCCCTCCGGCGTCTCTTCTCCACGGGATCTTTCTATGGCCGCTTTAAGAGAACTTCTCTCAGAAGTTCTTGCCGACTCTATTTGCGAGTCTTCAATCGCCTCCGCATCCATCTCTTGAGCGAAGTCGAGATACTCGTCAATCGTATAGTCCTGAAGGCGAACCGTGCCCAATCCAAAAGAGCGGCCATCCGGACCCGTAAGAATTATTTCTTTGTTTTTCGGCTTTAAGGAATAGCCAATCTTTTTAAGAACGGCATTCAACCTAGCCATGCTATTAGGGGACTCTAATGCGGCTCGGTAGTGAAGAACGTCCTCCCTTTTTGTTTGCCTATCTCCAGCGGGTTCACCCCTTCCCCTTTCTGTGGGAATGTTAAAGCGCCTAATCGTTTTGCTAAGAAAAGGAACAGTTACGCTAACCCCGTCCTCTGTTTGCTTTGCATCAATCTCACCTTCAGAAGGAATCCAAGATAATGCGCCTTCGTTAAAGCCCTTTGTAGCGCGAGTAGTCTTAGCGGGATCAGTCTTTTTAGACTCCTCAACGCGAGCCTCTCTATGGCCCTCATCGAACCCCTCTTCATAAGACTCCATCCCCCTTTCTTGATCGATCTGTCCGAGCCTAACGGACGCGGCTTGAGAGAAGGTGTCTACTCGTGCGGCGGTGGGGGTTGTTGCTGTAAATTCCGCCCGCTGGATATTATCCATCTTAACAATGATCTGCCCCCTCGCTGAATTACCACGGGAGACAACATCTTTGGATGGGACGGTAATGCGGACTACTTCAGTTCCGGGTCTTTGATCTATTCCAGTCTTATCTAGGCTCCCAAGCCCGTAGCCGCTGAGTCTGCTTAATGTGGCTACAGATACTGGAGCCTCCCCCTTAGTTCGCCTTTCCTTTTCAGCACGAAGAGCATTAAGGTCGGCCAGCACCCCGCCCCTTCCCGCCATCCGCGCCCCGCCACTCGCTTCTTCTGCTGCGAGGTTTTTTTCGATGTCTTCAATAGTGGCATCAAGTTGACCGTCATCTAATTCGGAAACTTTTTTTCCTTTATTAACTACAGTGGGCGGAGGTATTTCTCCGGGAACGTGATCATCTTGAAGAGTAAAATCTGTATCTGCGGCAGTATTCCCAATAACAAAATTTGGACTAGATGGGGGTTCAAGAAATACGTCATTACCCTCTAAAAGATTTTGTCCATCTGGCCCAACAACAGCAACTTGGCCGGACTCTTCACTCGTTCCTGATACTTTAGTTCTTAATGGATTACCATTTCTGTCATATACAATAATCCATTCGCCATCAATCTCTGCCGCGCCTTTCGCTTCTCTGGCTTCGATAGGGGTGGGTACTTCGGTAGGGGTGGGTACTTCGGTAGGTATTTCTGAGGATGGGGATTCAAGGAGGGCGGCGTCCTCTGGGGTGAGGGCGACGTATATAGAAACTTCCTCTCCAGAAGTTTCAGAGAGGGTTGCGTCTAAGCGGGCTTGGTATTCAACATAGCCGTCTTCTTCCAAAAGACCTTCTACTATCTGGTCTAAATTTCCGCGCAACTCTATGTCGCCTAGAACTTCCTCATAGGCGGCAATGTTTGGAGTGAGGGGTGATGATTCTGCGTCAATGGACGCATCAACTTGGTCTGCGGCAGCGGCGGTTGCTGAATTAAAGCCAGCCCTCGCCTCATTTATAGCAGCGGGGTCTAGGGTGCTATTTTCACCCTTTCGAGTGCTGTCGATCTGGGCCTCTTTTATACCCTCTAAGGCTTTTTTGGTAACCTTGGTGGTTCCGGTAATCGCCTTGATTGCGCCAACCGTTACCGCACTCTGGCCTATAGAGGTGAAGGACTCAAGCAAAGCCTCTTTAATGCTGCCTTGGCCTGTTGCTACTTCTTCCCCGTAATACTCACCAACACCTTCACCCAGCACTTCAAGGCTAGTGGCTCCCAAGATACGGCCAGCGCCCCTTATTCGTGTCTGGCTTCTTGAGAACTTTTCAGCAGCCTTAGTCACCGAAGAAACAGACGCATCAGTCATAGTGCCGCTTTTCTTGAGGTAGGTCTCCATGGCGGTTGCCATGTCACTTCGCAACTCAGGATTTTTCTTTAAAGCCGCTACGAGAACCTTCAAGTCGGATTTAGCGACATCCACGCCCGCGTCTTTAAACGCCTTGCCTATCGATGCCTCCATGACTCTTCCGGGGGAGGTTATAATCCTACCGCCGAGCGCCATTGTGAAAAGATCAACTGCGGCAATTGTAAGACCCTTCTTGGCGCCTTCGGCCCTTATCTGGGCAACAATATCCGGGTTGCTCATGCCTTCACGGATGGATTCTGCATTCGTAAGGTCGTAACCACGCTCGGTTAAGACATCAAAACCCTTTTCGCCAGTAATGGTCATCACGGTTCCGGAAGTCATTCCGATAGCGCCTAGAACCAATGGAGT